ACGCTATCTTTACACCGACCCGCACACAAAAAAGGAAGTGTCGATGGAGCAGGCCAGCGACGGCTCGACCATCATCCACCAGAAGCAGCGGTTCGACGATCTACTGAAAATCAACAAGCAGATGGCAGGCGAGTCCAAAAAGGGCGAGATGATCGGCAATACGCAGCGCCACATGCTGCATGTGGCTGAAATACCGAATGTCGTGTATAATCACCTCCTAGAGACGCTAGGCCCGCCGCGTGAAAATCCAAAGGCGTGGAAGGCTTGGCTGAACGACCACCAGAACCGAGACTTTAGGACAGGCGGCGGACGGATATGAGCATAAGCACCTACAGCGAGCTAAAGACGGCCATCGCCAACTTTTTGGCGCGCGATGACCTGACCGACCAAATCCCGAACTTTATCCAGCTTGCTGAGGCGCGCATGTCGCGCGAGCTTGAGACGCGCAGCCAAGAGAAGAGAGCCAACGCATCGCTGACATCTGGCGACGAGTATATCGCCCTGCCGACGGATATGCGTGAGGTGCGTCAGGTTAAGCTGACCACCGACCCGGTCACGGTCCTGACATACTACAGCCCCGTCGCGCTCGATCAGGCCTACCCATCCGCCGGCACTGGCAAGCCTCTAGGCTTCAGTATTATTGGCGGCGAGATGAAGATGCGCCCGATCCCCGACAGCGGCTACACAGCGGAGATCGTCTATATCGGCGGGCTGGTCGCGCTATCTGACAGTAACGCCACAAACAACGTGCTGTCTCGCAGCCCGGACGCCTACCTTTACGGCGCGCTGGCTGAGGCTTATGCGTACCTGCTCGACGAGACTAGGGCCGGGCAGTACATGAGCCGGTTCACCACGGCGCTCGAAGAGATCAAGGTCGATGAGCAGCGTTCTCATTACGGCACTGGCTCGCTGCAAATCAGCAGCATCTATCAACGTCAAAATGCAGCGGCACAGGAGTAACTCATGTCTGCAATGTCCGACTACCTAGAGAACGAAATTCTCGATCACATTTTATCGGTTGGGTCATACACAATGCCATCTAACGTGTATGTCGGCCTGTCAACTGGTTCCTTCGCCGACGACAACAGCGGCACCGAACTGAGCGGCAGCAACTACGCTCGCGTGGCGGCCACGTTCAGCGCAGCGTCATCCGGCACCACATCCAACAGCGGCGCAATCGAGTTTGCGGCTGCGACTGGAAGCTGGGGCAGTGTGTCGCACTTCGGCATTTTCGACGCATCCTCGTCGGGCAATCTGCTGATCCACGGCGCGTTCACTGCGGCGAAAACAATCGCTTCTGGCGACATCCTGAAAATCCCAGCGGGTGATCTCGACATTACTGCGGCGTAGGTGAGCCAATGGCCACCAACACCCCAACCCTTGAGCAGCTAACCGGCAGCATAGATGCGCTGCCGAACAGCCTCGACAACCTTGACGGGTTGCCGTGGTGCAACCCCACGCTAGAGCAGCTAGATGCTTGGGGTACGCTCGAGCAGCTAGACGCCTACGGCTACACGATGGACGAGCTTGGGTCGGGTGACCGGCTCTGCGTCCTGATCGGCCAAGGCGCCGCGTCTGTCGCCCTAACGGCCACCGGCGCCATACAGTTTGCGATTGAGGTTGAGGGTGCGGCGAGCATAGCCGCTACAGCAACGGCATCCGCCGAAGTGTTCCACGAGGAACTGGCAGCGGCATCCGTTAATGTGGCAGCGGCCACCACGGCGGCGGCGAACAGAATACAGCACGTCGCCGCCTCAGTTACGGGCGCGGCCAGCGTGGCAGCGCAGATCGACCTGACCGCCAAGATGGACGCATCTGTGTCTATCGCAATCACCGAGACAACTGCGGCCACAAGGCTTCGCGGTGTGGGTGCCTCCGTCTCGGCGTCACTGGCGGCCACTGGCTCGGCTAACGTCGTCAATGTCATTGCTGGCACGGCGGCGCTGTCAGCGAGCGCGACAGGCGCGTTTGTGGGTACGTTTGTGGGTGCTGGTTCCGCTACTGCCGCATTGTCTGCTACAATGACCGGCAAGATACTCGGAGAGGATTGGACCGTGGTCGGCGAAGGCGACGAGACTTGGTCAGACATCGCCGAGGGTTCTGAGATTTGGTCTCAAGTAACAACCGGCAGCGAGGTTTGGTTGCAGCAATGATACAGTTTGGCGAATGGCTGCCAGATCAGCCCGACTTTCAGAACAGCGGCGTCACGGTTGCGACCAATGTCGTGCCGGCTGCTAACGGCTACACAAGCATCAACGAGTTTGTCGAATACTCAAACGCGGCAGACAGCGCGATCCTTGGCATATTTGCGTCAAAAGCAGACGACGGTCAGGTCAGTCTGTTCGCCGGAGACGCAGGCAAATTGTATAAATTCAACCAGACAGGCTCGACGCTCGACAACGTCAGCAAGGCAGGCTCTCCCGCCTATGACCTGACCGGGTCAGAGCGCTGGCGGTTTGTCCAGTTTGGCGACACGGTCATCGCGGCTGGCGGCATTGGCGAGGAGCTTCAGAAGCTACAGCTTGGCACCGACAGCACGTTTGGCAATCTAGCCGGCAGCCCGCCGAAGGGTGACTTCATCGCCGTCGTGCGTGACTTCGTCTGGGTTGCAAACATTGATGTGTCAGGTAGCCGCAAGCCCTATCGCTGCTATTGGTCTGGGTTTAACGACGCGACAAGCTGGACGAGCGGAACGAACCAGTCGGACTTTCAGGACATCCCCGACTCCGGCGCGATCACCGGCATTGTCGGCGGCGAATACTGCACGATCCTGATGGAGCGCGCCATCGTCCGGGCAACCTACACGGGCCTGCCGCTGGTCTGGCAGTTTGACAAGGTCGAAACTGCGCGCGGCTGTCAGGTTCCCGGCTCAGTCTGCAACATTGGCCACAGCGTCTTTTACCTTTCTGATGATGGCTTCTACGCCTTTACCGGCGAGCGGTCACAGCCGATTGGCGCCGAGAAGGTAAACAGGTTTTTCTTCGCTGACGCTAACTCTTCATTTTTTGACAAGATGACATCGACGGTTGATCCGCAGCAGCAGCTTGCGATTTGGTCATACGTCTCAAACAACAGTCTAGACAATACGCCTGATCGGCTTTTGATCTACAACTATGCACTGAGCCGGTGGTCAATAGCCAACGTCAGCGCAGAACTGATTGCGCCGTTTTTTACCCCGGCCTACACCCTTGAGGGTCTCGACCAGATATCGTCGTCCATCGACAGCCTGCCCGCGTCGCTCGACAGCGCCCTTTACAAAGGCGGCCAGTTTATTTTCGGCGGCGCAAAAAGCAGCAAGATATTTGCGTTCACCGGCGACCCGCTGCCCGGCACCATCGAGACCGGCGAGACCGGCCTCGCAATGGGCCACCAGACAATCATGACCCGCGCCTACCCATACCATCGCGGTGGCTCAGTCACGTTGCAAATCGGGACGCGCGGCGCTCACAGCGAGGCCGTAACCTTCACAACGGCCACGGCTCCCAACGCCGACGGGTTTGTCCCGCTGCGGACGCAGGACAGATACCACCGGGCGCGCATGAATATCAGCGGCACTTGGGACTTTGCTCAGGGCATCGACATCGAGGCTAGGAAGGTGGGCCGCAGATGACGATAGCGCAACGCACCACCAACTTTAGGACGCTGAACCCGATCACCGCCACAACGCGCGAGATCGCCGAAGTCGCAAACCGCACTGTTGGTGGCGGGCTGAACAGCGTCGGGTATGGCACGTTTTCATCAGGCACGACAGAAACAACGGTTGTTGACCCACGCTATTCAACGGAGAGCGTGGTGTTCTTTACCGGCTACGGCGAGTCACTTGAACACAGCACCCCGTATGTTAAAACGACAAGCACAAATGGCAGCATTGTTATAGGGCATCAGAACCACGGTCATGACATCGACTTTGCCTACCTTATTATCGGCTGATGATAGAGCCGTACATGAATGGAACCGCTGCAAGCGCTGGATTGGTGCCGCGCTAGAATACGCCGGCGGATCACACACAATGGACGATGTGGCGCAAGCTGTATGGTCTGGGAAAGCCCAATTCTTTCCGCTGCAAAAGTCTGCTATAATCACCGAGATAGTGGACTACCCGCAGAAGGCTATGTGCCGGATATGGCTTGCGGGCGGAGACTTGGACGAATTGATGGACGCAGAAAAGTCTATTGCGTATTGGGCAAGGACGCAGGGATGCGACGGAATGGAGATCGTGGGCCGAAGGGGCTGGTCTCGTCAACTGAAAGACTATCGCCAGAGCGCGGTTGTGTTAATGAAGGATTTTAGCGATGAGTAAAGGCGGCGGATCAACCAGAACGGTAACGCAAAGCACCGCTGCGCCCGAGTACGCGCAGCCATTCCTTGAGTACGGGCTGTCTGAGGCCAAAAGATTGTACGGCGAACAGCCTCAGTTTTATCCCGGCCAGACCACGGTAGGCTTCGCACCTGAGACTGAGCAGGCGCTGACGGCGTTGCGCCAGCAGGCAATCACCGGCTCGCCCTTCATCAAGGCCACGCAGGACGTGGTCATGCAAAACCTGATGGGTACAAACCCGCTGCAAGCCGCAGCGTTCAGGCCGGCTCTCGAGGCGATGCAGGGCCGCGTCGCTCAGGCTGGCCGGTACGGCTCAGGATACGGAGAGGGCGCAATCGCAGCGGCCCTTGCCCCGGCAGCGCTACAGGCACAGCAGGCGGCTATCGGTCAGGCGGCTGGCGCAAGGCAGCTTGGCTTTGCTGACCTTGAGACACTCGCCGGCGTCGGAGCCGCAAGAGAGGCGCAGTCACAGGCCGAGCTTGCAGCAGATATTCAGCGGTTCCAGTTTGAGCAAGAGCAGCCGCTCTCGTCTCTGGCGAACTATATGGCATCAATCCAAGGCGGCACGGTTGGCGGGCAGACTATCTCGCCCGTGTACCGGCAGCCTGCGCTGTCAGCGCTTTCTGGCGCACTTGGTGGCGGCCAGCTTGGCAGCATGATGGCGGCCCCCGGCGCAGCGGCCAATCCAGCTTTCGCAATAGGCGGCGCGGCGCTTGGCTTGCTTGGCGCATAAGGAGAGATAAATGGTGCAGCGACAACCCGGACTTTTGGCCTTCCCAAACAGCGACATCATGCGCCGCAGCCCTGTTGGCGGGGTTACATTAAATGTAGGCGCCCAGCCAGAGATTGTGAGGCGGCCCACCACCGTCACTGAAAGCATGATCGGCGCGCCGGGTAGCGGCATACCGGCAGTCACTTTCGATCAAGTTATGGCTAGGCAGGCGGCAGCGCGACGGATGCTGGCGCAGGCAACTGCACAGCGTCAGCAGCGCGAGCAACAACAACAGATGGGCGGCCCGTTTCTCCCGGCTCGGCCAGAAGGCATGCCCGGCATCAGCCCAAGGGGTAGGGGCGCACTCGCAGGCGCGCTGGCTGGATTGCAGTACGCTGGCCCGCAGACGCAGCCGACATCATTCGCGCAGGGTCTGGGCGTTATGGGTCAGGCGGCGATGGAGGCCTACACTAAAGCAGAAGAGGCGCGCCGCGCCCGCGAGCTTGAGGACCGCGCCTATGGCCTAAGATTGGCGGAGCTTGGCGCACCAGACTTGACGACTTTGGAGAAAAACCTAAGAGCGCAGGGGTTGGTGCCGGGTACGCCTGAATATCAAGAGGCTGTCGCTAGTTATCTTTCAAAGTCCACCGCACCGTCAGTGACTGTCGATATGGGGGCTGGAAGCTCAGAGTTTAAGAAAGAGGCTACGAAGTATGCCTTTAGGCGGCGCGGCGATGAAGATAAAAATATTGCGGCTATGGGCGTCCTTGAAAACGAACTGGACACTATCCAGAACCTGATTAAGGGCGGCGCAGAGACCGGGCGGATCGCCAACGCGCTTATTCCTGTCCAGCAGCTTTTGGCTGAGGCTGGACTTGTTGGTGAAGATGAGATGGGCGAACTAAGCGAAAAAGAGCTTTTGCAAAGATCAATCGCTAGAATTATTCCGAACATGCGAGTCGCCGGATCAGGCTCAACCTCCGATTATGAGATGAGAATGTTTGCTATGGCTGCGCCGACCTTTGCAAGAACGTCTGAGGGCAACAGAAAAATCGCCGCTGGCATGCTTCAAGGTATTCGTTACGTTAAGGAACGTCGCGCTTTGATGGATGAATTTATGGGCGACAAAAACCTTGGAGACGGCACTCTGGAGGGCTTCGACAAGTGGGCAGACGGGAAGCAGGGCAAGGTATTCCAATCCTTTAACGCTGACGACCCGGATGCGCTGGATGCTTACAAAAAGGCTTATCAAGATGGTCAGATCAAGGTTGGCGACCTAATCTTTAACGGCCAGACATACACCTTCGTCACCAAAGAAAGCGTGGAGGGCTTCTGATGGGCTTCATCCCAACAACAGACACAGAGGTTTCGAGCCGCACTCAGGCCCGCACCACGGCAGATATTTTTAGAGACATAGGAAGGGCTGCGGCTCAGGGCGCGACGCTTGGCTTCTCTGATGAGATGTATGGCCTCTATTCTGAGTTTATGACCAACAAAGACTACGACACCGCTGTCGCGGAAATACGCAGCGGGCTTGAGAAATTCCGAGAGACAGACCCGGTCCTAGCATACGGCGCTGAAATAATGGGGTCTATTGTTACTGGCGGCGCAGGCGCTGGTCGCGCTGTAGGCACCGCTGTCGGCAGAGAGGCGGTCAAGCGAGCCGGAATAGCCGGCGGCGTTGAGGCTGGAATTTACGGAGCCGGAACAGGCGAGACCCCAGAAGGGCGCGCAATGTCAGCAGCCCTGTCCGCTCCATTGGGAGTGGCCACAGGCGCCGCAGGTCAAGCAATTCTGCCGCGTGTTACTGAGGCGGCTACCGGCCTTATGGCCCGCAGGACAGCGGAAGGCAGATACCCCTTAACACCGGGCCAGCGTCTTGGCGGAGGCGTTCAAAGGTTTGAGGAGCGCCTGACATCTCTGCCCTTTACGGGCGAGCTTATCAGCGCGTCTCTTGGCAAGCCTATGCGGATTTTCCGCCGCGACGCCGTCGAGCAAGCGCTCGGCCCAAAACTTGCGGCAAAATTGCCAAAGGGGCTTGAGGGTAATGAGCTTGTTGAGCGGGCATCTCAGGTTGTGTCTCAGGCTTATGAGGACGTTGTGCCGCAGCTTTCGATTAAGGCAAAGCCCGTAGACGATAAGATCAGCAGCATACTAACCCAAGCGCAGTCAGATGGCGTAATAGACGCCGGAGACTTGACGGCTCTGCAAAAGACATTGAATAGGGTTTATACGCGGCGCAAAAAAGACGGAATGATATCCAAGCAAACATTGAAAAATGTTGAGACGGATATGGGTCAAGCCGTCAGGACGCTCATGCGTGGAGGCGGTGCCGAGGCTAATCTTGGGTTTATCATGAAAGATATCCAGTCGGCTCTCAGGTCGGAAATAGCGTCGCAAAACCCAGACGTTCCAGACCTTCAAGCCGTGAACCGCGCCTTTTCCTCAATGCGGCCCATCGAAAAGGCCAAGGATGCAGCGGTAGGCGCCGAGGGGCGTTTTACCCCGACGCAAGCTCTGCGGCAAATGAAAGACCGCCCGGCTCAGGCCGAGGTGAAGGCGCTCGCGCGTCAGGCGCAGCCAATCATCACGCCAACTACAGGCAGCAGCGGAACAATAGAGCGCGGGATGGCGGCGCAGGTTGTGCGTGATCCGATAGGAAGTTTGGGCGGCGCTGCCACGTTTGCGCCCCTCGCCCTCATGTACGGCACCGGCCCGCTTGGGCGCAGGGCAGGTGTTGGCACTTATAGATCGCCCGGTCTGTTGCTGCGCGGCAGCGCACCGGCAGCGGGCGTTTCAAGTCAGGAGCAGCTTGGAGGCTTGCTGGACGCTTACTACCCCTAGCGTTTTACCTATGTTAAAATCAGCGCCAAGCAGAGGAGCGCATAATGGCTAAGAATGACATCCCGTCCTACGACGCAACAGCGGCGAACAACACCGACGTGCAGTCGGTTGACATCTCCGAAAATTGCAGCCCGGCGGGTATCAACAATGCGATCCGCGAGGTTATGGCTGACCTAAAAAACGTGGACACCGGCGCGGTGGCGCTGACATCGCCACAGTTTGCGACAGCTTCAATGACTGGCGACTTGACGCTTGGCGACAATGACAAGGCACAGTTTGGTGCTGGGTCTGACTTGCAGATTTATCACGATGGGTCAGCTAGTAGAATTGTTGATTCAGGAACAGGCGGGTTAACATTACAAGCAGACGCAAATGTCGTAATTCAAAACTCTGCTGGAACAGAAACAAAGGCAGAATTTACAACTGATGGTGCAGTTAATCTCTATTACAACAACTTACCCAAATTCGCCACAACCTCATCTGGAATTGATGTTACAGGTGGAATTGTTGTTGACCAAGAAAGTGGCGGTCAAGGCATTAGCTTACAGCGGTCCAGCTA